CGAATCTTTTGTTTCGCCGATAAACTCCGTCCCACCTCTGTTGGACGCGCCCCCATGTGGGTGAAGAATAAAGTTTTTCACCAATCTATTGGCCGTACCATATTTCTGTAAATCAGTGCGCGCATACATCGACTGCGCCCATTCACCCCCAACAAACGTATTCTTAACAACTGTGCCTATCGTTGCCACGGTTTCCCCTTTGGTTATCTCGCCCTGGTAAACGAGCTTGAATTATCAGGTTTTTTAAATCCGGCGTTCGCATTTCCTGCTTGCGCGCTCCCAATGTGCCTTAAATAAAGGTTATACATTGTCTCTTTTAGTCTTTGATCCCCTTTAACAGAAACAGCCAAGGCTGCCGCTATCCTATACGAAAACGCCGTAACAAATGTCGGGCTAAACATATTAGCATCAGTTACTTTCGCAGTGTATATTAAAACAGCGCCCTCTTGGTCAGTCATAATCGCCCTTTCATTGAGGGAAGAATTGGCTCCTATCTCAAACTCAACTTCCCCAACAGTATCGTATAAACCCGTTGAATCATTATACACCGTGCTCGTGCCGTACCCCGTAGCTGTTGATATTTTTCGAGGCTCTAAACAATCAATGGGCCACTGATACACATAATCCCAATCGTCAACTGAATCCCCATTAAGAGATAAGGTAGCCCTTTTCCGAGCGAAACTCCAATCAAAAGCGGCTAAGACTTCATCCCTAAGAGACTCATAGATCAATTTACACTGCCGAGCTTCTTTCTGCCTATCTTCAAAAGACTCAAAGGGGTAAGCGTTAATATGATTCACCCCTAAATTACATACACCGACTTCACTGGCCATTATCACCACCCCCTAATGGTAAACAGAACCAACCCTCGGGTATATCCATCTTGCTCGGCTCTGTACTGCCATCTTTAGTTTTAACCCACACCTTAACATTTTTAACTGGTTGGCGTAACCGAACCGCTTGCCCGTGAGGGACATACACCGTCCTAGTAGCACACCCTACAAATAAAAACAAAGCTATAAAAATTATACTCTTACGCATCACCAACCCTCTTTTTTGATCTTGGCCTTGAGGCGCTCTTCAAGCGCCCCCGGCCCTGATCCATCCTGCATCTTTGGCTTCGCCCAGAAGGGAAGCATCTTTAACAAAGCCAAAAGCAATTTAACAAGGAACTCTTGCATTAGTCATTATCCGGTATATTAAATGCCTCACGTAAAATGCCGATCAACGGCAACACAAGCGCATCGTCGTACTCAGTTTTACTGTTAGATATCGCCGTTTCGCACCAATCAAGGCCACGGTCGACAATCCGGTTAAGCTGCTCAGGTTTGAGCATCTTTAAAAACGCTTCAACAAAAATCGGTAGCACTACGGCTATTAGTTTATCCATAACTCACACTCCCTTTTAAAGGTGGGCGGCCTCCCGAAGGAAGCCACCCAGGTTTTTATCAGTCAAACATTTCCCTGCTAGCTTTTGCTTTTCCCTCTTGTTTTTTCTTTTTCGCCGGCTCCGGTTCTTGAGGCGCTTGTTCGCCATGGCCAACCGAAGAGAGCATTTCCTTTGCCTCTTTCTTTTGCAAGGCACTAAACGTCAAAGGTTCTTCTGGTTCTTTTTTCGCTTCAAGAGGGGCGGTGTAAAGCTCGAAATGCGCAGGCACATCGTCCCCCTTAGCTGCTGAAAGTTCTTCCCCTCGTTTCCATAGCCGGTTTCGGTAGAAGCACGCCTTAGTACAAATGTATCTAATCATAAACCCCCCTTAAACGTTAGTTTGCACGTCAAATACCAACCCTGCTGTAATGTTACCCGCAGTTGGTGTCCCTACAACCGTGTAATACATACGTAGGTACCTTTCTGCTAAGTTACGAGGTACAGACATAATCGCAAACTGATACCCTGCAGTCAAAGACTCCACCGCAATTGCTGCCGTTGTAACAAGCGAAGCAGCGCTTGAAAACCCTGCATTATCATCAGTCTGCAAAGCCGCTTGTACAGATGTACCGCTCGCATAAGTAGTTGTAACTTGCACAAGGACTTTGATGTCGCCCTTCTCATTTGCTGTAGGCGCAGCAGAATCGTCTGCGCCAAGGTCAATAATGTTTGTGCTAGCTGCTGTTGCTAGAACTTCTTGATCTTCTGAAAATAAATTTTCTTTATCAAAAATCATCTTTTTATCTCCTGTTAGTTAACGTTATTATAAGTCTCTTAGCTTATCGTTGCTTCTGTGTTCAAAATCGCATCAACTTTACGAACTGGTACCCCGTCAAACGCGACAACTTTCTTACCCGCAACTTCATCCATTGTGATGTTAACGTTGCTTGTGTTGACAATCTGCCGACGCAAAAATGACCTGATCGTTTTGTTACAGTAGAACACCGCACGGCCACGGCTTAATGACGGCACTAGCTCTAATGCTTGTGTCATTAAGTCAACCAAATCAGACCCCGTTGCAGCGTCTTTTGTTAACTCTGAAATGTCAATGTTTGCAATGCGAACAACATAGCGCCAATCCCGAAGCGTAAAGCCGATGTCCCACTTATAGTGAGTGCGGTACCCTTCGTATTTTCCTCCTGCTACATCCTCAAGAGTAACTTGCCCTTTATCTGTTACAGATAAGCCCGCTTTTGAACCTTTTGGGTAAATCGCGTGGCAAGTGTTAGGCCCCCAAACAACAAGCCAAATAGAAGTGTTGTCTGATCCTGTACCAGAACCCACAAGAATGTTGCCCCCGTTTTCTGCTGATAGAGAAGCATAACGAGGTGCAAGACCCATAAATTTCTCTGGGTCAGTACCCGTGTTTCCGTAAATCAAAGTTGAGGCCATTTCTTGGTTCATACTTTCGATAAACGCTGTGTCTTCCGAAAGACGGAACTCATTCGTGTTACCATTCAAATCAGCTAGCGCCTTATCAACTTCCGCATACGCTTCCAACATACCGCAAGAGTCTGTTACTTGTACGGTACGAGATTTAGAAGGCTGCACACCATAGTTAAGCAAGCGCCATGTAACTGATGGTAAACCTGATCGAATAGTCGTTTTGTGCCCTGTTGGCAAGTTACCTTCCAAAGCTGTCATGTCGTCCAACACTTCGTTGGTTTCCGCCATGATTTCTACAATTTTGTCCACTTTCCCTTTAGGGTCTAAACGTCGTGCGACGTCACTTAAAGTTGGGTTTGAAGCTCCTACTGTAGCCATGATTTAATCTCCTTTTGTTTTAGTCCTTGTAAAATACCGCCGCCGCCGAAGACGTATCTTCAACACTCGGCTCCCCGTTTACTATCGTGTCCTCCGCTGTTGCGCGATCTGCTCGCACAAGCAAACGAAATAACCCTGGGTGATCGCCAAAACCAGTAGCATCGAGAAACTTAATAGTCTCTTCGTCGCCAAAGCGTTTCAACGCTCTTTTGGCTTGCACGAGGCTCTTGTCAAATTTATCAGCGCCAAACTCTTTATCGGCTTTGACCTCTTTTACCCATTCCTCGCGAATCCCTTCCCAATGTTTTTTCTGCTGTTCAACAACTGAATCAGCTACCTCCTGAGCGTTTTTTGTCGCTAGGTCGACAAACTTTTGCGCCTTCTCTTGTGAAAGATCAAACTCTTTCGCAAGGGTTTGAAACTCTCCCATAACCGCCTCATCAATCTCAGCACCTTCTGGTACCGTAAACTGTTCGTACGATTCAGGCGCACCCTCTGATTCCTCTTCCGATTTTTCTTTCTTCTCTTCGGTTGAAGTTTCCTCAGCGGGCTTTTCCTCCGTAGCCTCTTTTTCCTCTTGAGTCTGCTGCTCAATCGGCTTTTGGTCCTGCGGAGTCTCTTGACTTACATCGTCCTTTACATCAGTGTTATCTTGTGTAATGGGTTGGTCAGCCATACTTTTTTCTCCTTTTTAAACTGTTAACAACTCTATCCAATCGGACCCATCCGATAAGACAATCATACATTGACCCGCTGTGGCTGTTCCTAATGCCCCAACGGTAATAGTCCCGCTACCAACGTTTTTAATAAAATACTTTTTCGGCCCGCTTGGAACCGTAGCCGGTAGCGTTATAGTAAAAGTGCCATCGCAAATAACAACACCATCATTGCTTGTCAAAGTGTAGGCGTCTGTTTTAGCCGTAATCTGCGTAGACAAAAAGTACATTGCTTCGTTCCAATCCCTCTTAGGGATATGCCCGGCCATGTCATTAAAAATAATAGGAGTTGAATTACTACCGCCCATTAGTCTACACTCACACATAGTTTACGATCGTTAATAGTTACATGCACAGTCCCGTCCCCACTGATCGTAGAAGAAAGAGACGCCGTATTCGTGTCTGAGTTACCTGTGTTCGTTGCCCGAACACCAACAAACCATTCATCAGTTGAGGTAAGCAGCGTATCATTGTCTGCTTGCACTCTAAATTTAAACGACGTTGTGTCGTTTGGTAGCTGCGCTTTCAAATTCGCAGAGGTAAACAAATCCGTATCGTTTGTATTTTTAACGTAAACGTCATAACTCGTAACCGTACCGGTTGCCGCAGCCCATGAAGCCTTGAGCATTCCGCCGCCAACATCTTCTAACCCTGTAATGCCCGCAAACGTTGGCGCTGTGTAGGCCACTGATGTTTGGCTTTGAACCGCCCCTTGCTCTCGATACCCGGTTGACAACCCTCGGGGGAAAACCCCATAAGAACCTCGCCCGGCGGCAGCCGCACCCAAGGCGAAATTACCATTGGCAGCGTCAACAAAATCGGGGTCATAGTCCGTACTGTTAGCGCCTTTAGCTACGTTTGATACATCCGTCGTACAATTATAAAAGTTATTGTAATCAAGAAACACCGCTCCAACTGCTGATGTCCAAGATACCCCCGTAGTAAAATCAACTATATGGTTATCAATGATCGTAGTACAACAGCCTGAACCTGATATAGCTGTTGTGCCGTCATAAAACGTGCTCTCTTCAATATGTGTGTTGGTGTAAGCGCCAACGGCAACCCCTGTTGTACAACTGTCAGATATAATCTTAATAATAGCCCCACCGTGGTTAAGCACCTTCACCGCCACGGCGCTATCATAGGCTTCGCACCCTCGAACGACAAACCCCGACCCTGCCGACCCAAAAGCATACCCGTTCGTAGACTTAGACTCGCAACCCAGAATCTTCCCATCGCAAAGAATAGCATACCGGTTCGCCAATCCGCTTGTATTTTCCACCTTACAGTTAATAACCGCAGACGTGGTGTCAAAGTGAAACGACTGTGATGCTGTCGAAGAAGATCTTATATTTTTCACCCCTATATAGTTATCTCCTACGAAAGCGTACGCGCCCATAATAAAGTTCGGTCTGTCATCCCCTTGGGCCTCTGTCATCAAATCTTGGTCACTGATCCCGATAACCATAATAGGATTAGTGGCTGTCCCGTCTATAGCGGTCAATATATTATCCGTAAACGTGTAGTCCCCCGAGTATATATAATAAACATCCCCTGGCTCAACAGAAGACTCAAAGTCAGTCTCAAACTCAGCCAAGCCAAAAGCGTTGTCCCAATCTGAACCGTCTTTAAGCCCCGCACCCGAAACTGTTACATACATCGTAGCCGCTGCCATTATTCGTTCTCCATCGCTGTTATAAGTACCGACTTACTCAGCGGGGTTTCAGGCAAATCCCCCGGGTCAGTACTTAAACTATACTTTAAAAACAACTTTTTATGTACCGGTTCCAAAGGATCGCCGTTACTATCTAAAACCCAATCTTCTAAATCGTTTTGCAATTGTATACTTTTATTGGTGCACGTAGCATCCGCAGTACAATTGGCCGGGACAGCCACGTTATCGAGATTACACCGATCAACGAATTGCAGCCCCGTAACCCCTGCCGGGAACACGTTTACCTCCAAAGCACCTTCTTGATAAAAACAACTGCCTGCGATGATCTTATTGTTAAAGGTGCTTGCCGGTAAATGCGTAAAAGATTGGTTTGTAAAATCCTTGTACGAATACTCGTCAAGCAAATCTACTTGGTAAAGTTCTTCATATTGTTTTACTCTATCACTTGTCATGTTACTGCCTTTGATATTGTGGCCACCTCATTATCTGAATCATATGTTAACGTTGTGGTCAGCGTATTACTGTTTACTTCATCAACCAACGCAATCGTAGCCAAGTATCCATCACTATTGTACGTAAACGTTTTAGAAAACAACTTTGTCACTTTAGCATCTGTGTCCCATATATCTACGTTTGTCAGCACACCGGCTGCATACGTTTTCTCAGAATAAGCCGTAGTATAGGCGTCATTAAACTGCCCTTCTAAATAAAGCCTGTCACTGGACCCGCCACCGCCTAACTCTTCGTAAGCCCCACCGCTCTTTGAAATAAGCAGCGTATCAGTGACCGTATCATAATAAAGCCTAGCTCGATCATCTTTAGACACCGAAGGGGCTGTTGCGCGCCCGACAAATTCAAGTGCACTTAGCTTTTTAATGGCTCTCCCTTCTATTGCTATCAACGTCATTTCTTCAACTCCGCTAAGGTAACATCTAACTTACTATCGTGGATTCGCTTCTCTAAGCGCAACTCAGCATATTTAAGCTGTTTACTCCATTGCTCAAGCGCATTGCGCTCTGATTCATTCTTTTGTTTCTGCTCGTTAACCCGATCTTCTTTGTCTTGCAATATAGTTAAGACCTTATTGGCTCGTTCAATTACTTCTTTTGCCTTATTGTATGTGTCTTGGTTTACTATCATCGCGTACGTGCCTCTGTTTTAACTGTTGTATACACAGTCCCCGTTGTGTTTGCGTTCGTACATTCAACCCGCACCTTGTCACCTTCGTTGATCCCGATAGAGCCACTGGCTTGGTACACATAGTCTTGCTCTGCCGTTAGCCTATCAGTGTCAATTTGTGTATCGTATGAACTCCCGTCTTTAGAAATAAACGAAACAGTAACGTCTTCGGTAATAGGCACACTTGCGCGAAGATAAACAGTGACAAGTTTACACGATACAGGAAAATCGAAGTCTTCTTGTAGCGCGGCCACTGATAAATCTTGTTCTGCTTTTCCTGTAAATACTGGCATCAGTCTTTCTTCTCCCTTATCAGCAACTTGCCAATCTTTGTTGGGTCCGAAACAGCCTCGCATACATCACTCAACACCTTCAACGCCAACGCGCGCCAACCTTCCTTGAAATATGTTTGGCTGTTACCCGTAAACGTTGTGTTAAACAAACCGCCTTCGTCAAAGAGCCTCTTAAAAAAGCGCTCGCCTTGAGGCGTCGCTAAAAGATCTCGTAAATCAGAGAGCTGTTGATCGCGTTCATTTTTAACCTTCTTATCAGCATCTTCAACCGTCTTAGGGTCAGCAGCATTGTGTATCTTCTGTTCTTTAGACATTACATCCCCGCCGTGAGCACATCAAGAGCGCTGTTGTTTCCAACCTCTGTTTCGCTTAATGCTTTCGCTGCATTTACAGCTTGCATACCTTGCTCTGCTTGCAATTGCATTTGAGCTTGTTGCCTTTCTTGGTTCATCAATTCTTGGGCTTCTTCGGTACTCCTGATAATACTTGGCGGTAAACCCACCATATCAGAATACTCATCCATCGCTTGGAAAGGGTTAAACTTATGCCTTACCTCCGGATAAAGCGCCGCAAGATTACCAGTAAAAGAAGCAACTTGCTCAATCCCCGTTGTCCCCACCATTTTCTGTGCTTGAGCCAACAAAGAGATGTATTGAATCTTAATATCCATCCCTTCAAGCTCGGGCGGTGGAGGGGGGATAAGCCCAAAACGTTGCATTATATTGAACGTACGCTCAATAACAACGTTTAACATTTCAGACTCAAGCCTTTCTATAACAGGCCCAAGCATCATCAACTTTTCTTCGTGTCTTTGCGCAATCTCTGTAGCAGTCATATTCTTATCACTGCCCAGGATAGCCAAAAATAAATCATTATAGAAAAACTTCTGCAGCCGTTGTATAACGTTCTCAATTTCAACTGCCACCGGTTGAATGTTTGGGTTTGTCTGATACGTAGGGACAAAACTTTGACTGCCCTGCATAGGGTCAATGTAGTTAACGCCCCCAGATACGATTGTCCCACCGCCTGAGTTCTTCATTGACGTAGGCGCATTCATAGCCGGATCAGTATGTTTATCAAGTTGTTTTAGCTTCTTTTCTTCTAGCTTTTGGAGCATGTTATTGTCTCCAACTGCGTCATGCCCGCACCCTATACCATAGGAATCAACCCCAATAACTTCCCACCGTGGAGCAACAAAAGGAATATCTTCATACCCAGACTTTCTAAGAAGTTTGTCCTCTTCTGCACCATCTCCACAACTCTGCTCAAAGTACACACTTTCAAACTTTTTACCTCGTGCGTCTGCTTTGGTCTTGTCAAACTCATTGTTAGGTTGAATGGCGTGGATAACATCAAAACGGCTGTCCCTTCCTTTGCTACTGTCAAGCGCCCTTGTTACCTTTTCGGACAAATTAGCCTTCCCGAAAGTAGCTTCAAGTTGTCGAGCGGACAAACTGTATTGCCTAAACAACGTGTCAGGCCTATACCTTTCATCCAAAGCTATCATGTACTCCCCAATTGTGAAAGGTCGACACCTAATAACCGTACTAAAATCCTCTTCTACAAGCATTGATGCCGTTCCAAACGTTCCGATCTCATCATAGATTGCGTATGTAGCCCCGTAAAAGTTCGACCGTTGAAACACATCAAGCATCAAATCACGCACTACATGCAGCCATATTTTAACAGGCCCATAGTCGGCGAGAGATTTATCCGGCAACGATAAAACAAACCAAGGACGTGATTGGGAAGTCATGCCACCTTGCATCCCTGCCGCTAATGTCCGACGCGCAATCTTAGCAATCCCGTTAATAATGTGCTGATCTTTCCTCTTTCCATCATTGGCTCGCTCTGTATCTGTTGTTAAATAACGCCCTTTGTAAGGCGCCATAACATCAGCGATAGCCTTGTACGTGCCACGGAAAGACGAAAACTCGTCTTTAAGCTCTTTAAACCTTGCTTTATATTTTTTTGTTACCGAATAATCCTTGACCACTTTACACCTCTACTTTATTTACCGAGAAGCGTTTTCTTTTTAGTTGTTGCTTCCTCTTCAATCCCTAATGGGGTTGTCAAAATGGTACCCGCACGCCCTTTTGCTAACTTAGCTTTTTTCTCTTCCGCTTCAACCGCAAACTTCGCCTCTTTCGCGTTGGCCTTAATAGGCTCAGGCGGCGGTGGCGGAGGTGGGGTATACGATGGTGATTTTGGTTTACTTGTGCACATAATTTTAACTCCTTGCTAAAACGTTATATTCTGTCTGCACCCGTCCGGTACTAGGCGCGTTGTCTCTTGCTAAAACATCATATTCAGTCTCTACCCGATTGTGTAAGTTGCCCATAGTTATAGACAGCATTGTATCAATTCTTTGAGGGAACTGCGCTTGCAACTTCGGATCAATAATCCGGGCGAAACAATCAAGCATATCATCATGTATGGCCACAGGGAACGCTAAGTATTCATCTTCGATAAACAACCTCACAAAGTCTTGCGCTCTCTGTTCGTAGTCAACAAAGTACAATTGATGCGGTAGATAAAACCTTTTTTGCTCAAATATTGGAACAAGGCGTTTAATACGATCAACTTTAGGCATCGACCCGCCAAGCTCCGTAATCTTAAACCGATAGTTTTTGTTCTCCATCTCACCTTTGATATGCTCAATGTCTGATTGCATACCGTATCGCTCATACCCCACATTAAGAGGGCTCCACTTGCGAACAAATTCAAATAGTTTACGTGTGCGCTCCGTAAGATTCATACGATCCCGCACAGCGTCAACGAGGTAATAATTGTTGTCAGGAGCCAAGCCAATGGAGGCTATAACTGTGTAGTCACTGTCCTTTTTCTTTTCATTTGCAGGATCAACCAACACGTAAAAGTTCCAGTTATGGAAGTTACGAAGTACGTCATAAAACATAAGCCACTCTTCACGAAAACCCATTGCCCTATCAGCAGTTGGGTTTTGTAACATCTGTGAAGCAAAGATATAAGGCCCCATGTCTTCACGCTTCTTTTTCAATTCAGTCACGGTCAACAGCACAGGAACACCTTCTAAATCAAAATCTTTGATGCCTTTATCTGTTGGAGCATGGTACCGAGGTGTGGCTGAATTTCTTTCAATGATTGTTCTGTACGTATCGTTATGGTGATACCGAGTGCCAATGTAGCGTTGCTTACCGCCTTTCGCGCCAAGGTTTAAAGACATTGCCCAAGCATCTGTTACTTTCTTGATCTGTTCTGGCGTGGTTACTGAGCTAAGGGTCACAACATCATCATATATAAGTCGACTAAAATGCTTGGAAGTTGGTTGCCCATCTACCAGACCCCACGCCTCAACAGTTTTTTCTTTTGGGTTTGACTTCCTACGAACCATGATCCCCCCGTCAAGCGACCAAGTCGGTGCCTCACGCTTAGGTTCTTTGTAGAGAACGCCCGGGAATAAGTCTTTTAAAAACTCATTGCCCTCAAGCTCACGTTTTATTTGATCTAAAAAACCTTTTGCAATCGGTCGTGTGTGGCTAAAAATGCCAACTGTTACGTCCGGATCACATAAAATATCTTGAATTGTTTTGCCAAATGTTATGATTGTTGACTTGTAATGCTCACGCGCCCATAAGTCTAAATAACCATCAGGGTCTCTCTCTACCTCACGGCAGCGAGCATAAAGCCAATCTCTGTTTATATCTTTACGACGACATGCGACAGTCAACAAAAAGAACAGGTCCTCACGACAGAGACGACGCATAGCTTCTTCATTGCCGGACCTTAGCACCTCATGGTAGAGGTTGTTGCTTTGTTCTCGTGTTAGATTACTGCAAAGCATCTTTCAGTCTCCCCTCAACAATGTTTTTAATACGTTCGTCCAAATCTTCTTGGGTTACATTACCCTCAACCCTCACTGGTTTGTCGCCGCCTTCAACCTCAACAGTTTGCTTATTGGCCCATTCTTTAGGTTGACGTGCGCTCAGCCATTTACTACAAGCGCCAACGTCAGGTGGTAGTTCCTTCTCAACTTCTATAATGTCCCCATCTTTATTGACTTTTTGCTCAGTTATCTTCATGCCCACAGCGCGACCCCGTAAGGCCTGCACAACTTCCTCATCTGATTTATTCTTCCACTCTTTCAACCGCTCAGCAAACAAAGGGTGAGCTTTCTTCCAGTTGTTCCATGTGCTTGGTGGAATGTCAAAAAACTGAATAATAAACTTCTCAGTGTGCCCCGCCAAAGCCAAACGCTTGACTTTCTCCAAGTCTAATTCGTGGAAACCACTCTCAGCGCGTGACAAATCATATACGTTCTTGCTCTCGCTCATGGTGCCACCGTTCCTGTTATCTTAGCTTTAACGCCCCACCAAATCGCGGTAAGTACACCACCAACCATCGACGTGGCTAAGACAATAAGAAACGCAGTCCCTACTGCTTGACTGCGTTCTCTTTGTGTTTTCATCCATTTGTGGTTATCTCTGATGACTTCAATGCCTTTGCTTATTTTCCCTTCTCCTAGTGCTGATAACACGCCCAATCCGTGATTAATCTCGGATGCGTCTTTATCATCAAGGTGAAACCGACATGTGTGGGGGTTTTCTTTGAGGTGTTCGCTTACTTCTTTGCGAACAATTGCGGGGACTTCTGTCTTAACAACGTCAACGATTAAATCCCGCAGGCTTTTTATCGTATCAGGTGTGAATTGATAAAACTCCCCGGGTTTATCAAACATTTTGACCCCCTATATGAGTGTTTGCGCGCCACATCATGCCAATATTATACCTCGCACGCGATAAACACCGCAAGGGGGTCAAGAACAAAAATCCCTAATACTAGGGTTTTTTCACATTTGAGAACACAATCTCTCGAGTAATAACCCTTCTACCGCACCCTTGACACTCTCGATACCGGACAACTGTCTCCCCTTCAATTCTTGTTTCTTTGCATCGTAACCTGTCACCACAGACCGGACACTCCATACCCCACCCCTTTGTTAGTTGTTTTGCTGTTTTTGAAGTTCAACCCAAACAATCGCTACCGCAAGCGCGCTCCAAATGTCCTTCTTTACGCCGTAAAGAGGCCCAGGAGCGTTTTTTACCCCGATAGCCGCCTTGTGGTCGTCTAAGTTGTAAAACTCGCAAAATAGGTCTATTAGCGCTTGACGCACATTCGAATCTTTTGCTCTTGAGCTACCGCACAGCTCCGTAACCACCGTCTTACGCGGTAGCTCGGTGAAGTTGTCGCCTCTCCAAGCGTGCTGAAACTTCCCAATCCAGACGCAAGTACGAATAACCGAGTCGCCCATGATATTGCCATAGCTCTTAACCATCTCGATAGCCATGTGCCCAACTCCGTACTTAGGGTTGCCAAGTAGTCCAACTAGAGAGCAAAGCTCTTCGTTGACAACCAGGCCACTCTTGTCAATACTTCGAGTGTCGCTGTCATACAGCACATACGCCGACTGCGTCGTGCCCGGATCAATTGCCAATACTTTCATCGTGTCCCCCTTCGTTCTAAATCCATTATCAATTTTTTCGCCAAACAATTTTGTTCTACGTTTTCCATTCTAGCAATTTTGAGCCAAAGGAAAGTTGCGGCCCCTAACCCCGGAAGGGAGGGGGGAGGGTTTTCAACCCCCGACCCCCCCCGTAGGGGTAAACCGTGAAAACCGTGAAAACCCCAATAAAATCAGGGGTTTTCAGCGATGGGTATTTTGAAAACCTTGAAAACCTCCAACGACTACTGATTTTGTTGAGTTTTCACGTTCCAAACGATTTTTGAAACGCCTCCTTTTTAGGCATTTTATCGGGGGTCTGTGCTTAAAAATTAGGCACGTCTGTTTCCGTGAAATGGTAACATTTTACGCGTTAATTTGTCTTCAAAAACGTAAGCCTAGCAATAGTTTTCACGTTTCAAATTTATTTTGAAAACCTTGAAAACTTACCATGAAAAAGTTAATCCAAAACGGAATATGAAACTAGTATGAAAACTAGAACAAGTTTAAAATATCATAGAACAAAAACTAGAACAGTGTTAATCTTGTTCTAGTTTCTCGTTTTCAAGTTCCTCTTCAAGTATAGCCAAATCGCGCAATGCACCTTCTTTATTATCAGCCCGAATTGCATTACGAACGATCTCTAATCTGTCTCTTAACGTCAACATATTAACCTCCCTTATCTTGACATTTACGAATGAATAGTCGTTTATTTTAACACGTAGCCCCGTCCCCCGGTGGCCATCGTGCACCCCGACCACTACCCCGCTAACGAGGAAACGAACTTTATCACCTATCTTCTTTGTCATTACGTTTGTGCCAATTCATTTATCTCTTTTAGTGGAAACTTTGCAACCCCATACAAAGCTAAATCATGATAATGCTTAGTCATAATCTTCTTATACTCTTCTGAATCAACAACAGTCGAAACAAACTCAGAAAGTATTCTCTCAAAGTTAGATGGCCTGCCAACTGTTTTCCCTTTTATTTTTATCCTTATTGGAAGCTCTTTTTTACTCATCACCTACCCCCTCGCTAATATATCAATGGAATCATACATATTCTGAATAACGGCAATATTATGCGCCCTGCATAATTTTCCAAATGATAAACATTCTTCTTTTGACCAATAACAAGGGCTGATCTCACCTCTTTTTTGATTATCATACCAACAATCAGCAATTTGCACTCTTTTCTCTTTTAGTATCTTTAGCTTTTTAACACACTCGCCATAAGGCACTTTCCCATTACACAACATAAATACTTGAATGTTAGACCTCTTATATCCAGAATCTACTATCATATCAATGGCTTTATTAAATAAATCAAGTTCATCATATCCCCTATCCCATGCAATCGTTAAACCGTTAATAAAATTGCCTTTGTTATTAAATCTCCCGACCCTTGCTTTTTTACAAGAAACTAAGAACTCTCTAGTTAAAAGAGTAAAGTCTAACCCACACAAAAAAGTATATCGAACAACTCTATTATTCACTTTTATTTTAGATAAGTTATCAATAAACTGAATTGGGTTGTTATGGGCATATAAGAAATTCATATCAAGAAACCTTACGATATTGCGTTCTATTTTTGGCAACGCATATACTTTCTTATCTACAGGAGCATAACAGTTCCAACAATTACGGTAACAGCCGTCAGTTATTCTAATCCACTGCTCTTTATCATCACACTTATTATAAAACTCGGAATTATATTTCATCCCCTACCCCATCGCTAAAAGTTTTCCCAACAATCTCTTTTACTCTTTCTCATCTGCCTTCTAATACAGTGCTTACAAAAACGCCACCAAACACCATTTATTTTCTCTTTATCTTCGTCCCACTCATGCTTGCCGTAGTAGCATTTAATTTTTTGTATAAACTTCTTCATCCTCTCTTCTCCTCCCGTGCTTTGGTTATGGCTTTGGCTACCAACGCAGAACAATCCGCGTCTGGGTTACTGTTATAAATAATAATCTCTCTAATCTCTTCCTCCGTCAACTCAGTAGCTTTATACCAGGCTTCGTAGTCGTCTATGGCTTGGTTAAATCCTTCTTGTATTTTACATTCATAACCACACTCTGGGTGTAAACTATATTTGTTACAACTATAACAATCAAGTATATTTTTCTTACTTGGCAACCCTCTCTCCAAAATACTCTGTACTATTTCCTGTATCATTTATCCACCTCCTCAATCCTTCGTTTTGCTATATTAAAATATTCTCGGTCTTTTTCTATTCCTATAAAATTTCTATTCAGCTTTTTACACGCTACGCCTGTTGTTCCGCTTCCCATTGTGAAATCTAGAACTGTCTCGCCTTCGTTTGTGTAGGTCTTGATTAGATACTCCATAAGAGCTACTGGCTTTTGGGTAGGGTGCAATTTGCCTCTTCCAGATGTGTTAATTCTTATAATGTTTTCAGGATACTTATGTGTAGAAATAACTTCTTTTTTGTTGTAATGAGCCAATGGGTTGCTTTTACTTTTTACAGTAGGATATTTATATTTAATTGGCTTTAGTCTTTTTACCATTTGAGCATTATATTTAAGTTTCCCACTACAAAAAACTATAATATCTTCTGTTTTCATCATAGGTCTATATTTAGCCACTTGAAATCCAGTGCCCTTTTCTTTTTCCCAAATCCAGTGATGCTTATATTCTTTTACATTACTCATAACTAAATTTGATGTGAATGGTTGTGAAGCTGTCAACACAATAGCACCATTAGGCTTAATAACCCTTTTTAACTGCTCCCACATAGGCTCTAAAGGTATAATACTATCCCACTTACAGGCTGTCGTTCCATACGGTGGGTCGGTAATAATTGCATAAATACTTTTGTCAGAAATGTTTTTCATTTCCTCCAAGCAATCTCCATGTATCAGCCTCACTTCCCCACCTCCTCAACCTCATAAAATGGACAACTTTTATACCGTCTACCTTTACATTCTAGATCAACGGCATGTCCACCATAATATACACATCCTCCACCTTCAATGTAGTGTTTACATAGTTTTATTTTCATTGTATCTCCTCAACCTTAACGTGTCCTTGTTCTATTGCTCTACATTTATCGCATACACTATAAGAAACCTTTTTATCCTTACTCATACATCTCCTTCTTGTTCTTTATTAGTTAACCATATAATAAATCTTAAACAATAGTTTATAGAACCAAATAGGTTTTCTATAATAAAATCTTCCCTGTCTTACTTTCTGTTTATAAGTCCAATGATAACCTACACACAACTC